GGCAAGCTGAGTATGATGCCAAGGTTGCAGCGGATGCAAAGCGTGATGCACAAATGCAAGCTTTGCTTGAGTTGAAACAAAGGATGATTGACAAGAATTTGGTATAGTGTATAACGTAATACATACTGATACTTTAGTGAAGTATGTATTACTTATATAACACTTAACTAGTCCCACCGTTGGACTAAGGAGAATTAGATGACTTACAAAGATGAATTAGTACAGACCTTATGGGACTTGTTCAAAGAGGTTCATGGTGTAAGGCCACGTGGCATGGGCTATGAGAAGTATTCCGTCACTGACCTTCAGCATGAGATTGCTCATCTGGAGCGTTCTCTTGATGAGGAACTGCGTCATCAGCGCAAGCTAGAAGATGATGCAATCAATTCTTGCATGGACAGTGGTTGTCCAGACATAGCTACAGCTATGCGTTGGCTTGAAGATGCTTATGAAATGGAGTGGGTGTAATGTCTAGGAAATGTGCTTGTTGTGATACTCAACATAACCTAATGTTCGTACCAGATGACGAAGATTTTATGTGTGGTGAATGTTATTGTGAACTATACCATAGATATGAGTTCAATCAAGGTAGGCATGATGCCGCTGATGAGATTGCAGATGGCGGCATATATGATATACAAGCTGCAATTGATGCGTTTGTTACTGACGCGCCAAGCAGTCCGTCTCAGTATGGCTATTTGGCTGAATTAAAAAGTGAACTTGAAAATCGGGGATAAGATAATGACTTACCAAATTTTAGGCGTTGGCAATAATGCCAAGACTATCAAGGGTGATGGCTCAGAATATGTAACAGCTATCCGCTATCTCAAGCCGTTCAAGACTATGTTCAAGGGCAAGGTACATAACCTATGTGCTATGGCTGAGACAGCCAAGTGCCATGAAGGTTGCCTGTTTACAGCAGGTCGTGGTGCTATGAACGCAGTACAGCGTGGCCGTGAACGTAAGACTATGTGGCTACTGTCTGACCCTATCGGGTTCTATGATGCTCTCAATGCTGATATTGCCACGTTCATTCGGCGTCAGCTTAAGAATGGCATCATGCCTTGCATACGGCTTGGCGGTACAGATGACAAGGGTGATGCTATCAAGCTGGCCTCTAGCTATCCTGATGCTCAGTTCTATGATTACACTAAGGTAATCAAACGTGCTTACATGGAATTGCCAGCCAACTATCATATCACACTGTCTTACAGTGAGGCTGATATGGACTATGCTGACAAGGTTCACCAAGCTGTTCTGGATACAGGTGTAAACATGGCGGTAGTATTCCGTGATGAATTGCCTGAGACATTCCGTGGCTTGCGTGTCATTGATGGTGACAAGGATGACTTGCGCTTTCTTGACCCGAAGGGTGTAGTTATTGGACTCAAAGCCAAAGGCAGAGCCAAGAAAGATACAAGTGGATTTGTTATTGACAACAGCTAAAACCTTATGTATATCTTATGTAACATATATATACTGATACTTTAGTGAAGTATATATTGTTACTTAGATATACTAGACTAGTCCTACCGTTGGACTAAGGAGATTTAACAATGCGTATTAAGAATACTATCAACCCTGTAGCCAAGGCACTCTTGCAGGGTAATCGCAGACGTTCACAAGTAGTGCCTGACAAAAAGAAATACAATCGCAAAAAGGATAAGCAAGATGCAAATCAAGCTAGACAATATGAAGAATCAAAAGACAACTAAGCCAGAAGGCAAGCGTGACCAATGGCGTAGTTACAACAAGCGCAAGCAGAACGTAAGGCGTACTGCAAGGCGTAACATACAGATAGCACAGGAGCAGAACTATGGCTGAGTTTGACCATGATTGGAATGATTTGACAGAAATTGAACACTATGAATTGTCTGAGAAAGACAATCAGTACATGAGTATGTATGGCTGTACACAAGATGATATGTTGTGTATGATGAATGACCCTATGAATTTTATTGGTGGACATTACATGCTTGCTATGTCTATCTTGTCTGATGCACAGCACGTCATAGCACATGACCCTGAGCAAGCAAGACAGTTTATAAACAAGGCCAAGTACGTTCTGCGTTCTTGGAAAGGCGACAACAACCCTAAGTCCGACAGCGGACTAACAAACTAACCAACATAAAGGAGATATTATTATGACATCACTTAACATTGAGACTACAATCAAGGCTGGTACATATCACAAGCGTTCAACAGGTATGACTGGACAAGTACTTGCAACACCTCAGATTGAGGCCAAACTGGGTAAAGTTGAATCCCTGTACGAAAAGTATCATGGCGTGGCTCTAGGCCGTTACAACCTGTATCGTGCTATCCTACCACTTGCCCGTGAGACTAAGGCTGACAGTGGCGGCTTCATTCATGGTGATGCTGGTGCTATTGTACTCAAGACACTGGATGTAATGCACAAGGAACTTGGCAAGGCTGTACGCCGCAAGAACCGTGACGCTATCTCTATTGAGATTGGTGTCCTTACTATCAACAACCTGCGTGACCTTGCCCGTGGCAAGCGTGGACGTAAGGCAATCAGGAAGGTAGCATAATATGTATTGGGAAATTGGTATTAAGATGGATGGCGTCAGTGGTGTGTACAATGTACACCCACAGCCATTGGCTGAGTCAGTATGGAATCATGCTGTTGAACATGCAATGGACATGGCGCAAGCCCTGTACCCTAATGCACACATTGAACTAGAGTTCGTCAAAGAATTTGAAACAGAGGAGAATGTATAATGTTAGTATTTATAGTAGCATTTGTGGCACTGTTTAGCCACGACAACGCAGAGTTTATTGAAGATGTTGAAGTCAAGCGTGGATTCACTTGTGACTTCACCTATGTCGGCAAGCGTGAGGCACGGCCTGACGTACCACACATAGCTGTTGATGGTAAGTGGATTTACTTTAGTATGGAGCCATGTAATGTCTAATAAACTATACAACGTCAAGATTGACTTAGAGGTTTGGTATGACCGCAACTTTGAGATTGAGGCAGACAGTGCAGATGAAGCAAGGAACATAGCACATGACATTGCCAGAGAGCAGACCATGCACCTTATTGGTGCTGACATAGATGTGGAAAACGATGGTGGTTGGACGTATGTTGACCAAGATTATCACACTGTACATACAGAGTTAGAAGAATGAACTGCTGGCATTGTAACACAGAACTGATATGGGGCAGTGACTTTGACATTGACCATGAAAGTGACAACTATTCAATGATGACTGCCCTGCATTGCCCTACTTGTGGGTGTGATGTTGAGGTATGGTATCCAAAGGAAAAGGAGATTGACAATGATGATAACACTTAACCTACCACCGAAACAAGTCAACGCCATGCTAGTTGCAATGGACGCAGAGATTGAGATGCAATTAGGTGGCAGACCTGTTGACTGGGAATCATTCCCAGAGATTGCCGCACTGTTGATTGCTTACTATAACACACGTTGTAAGTTTGAGGAGAACCAAGATGCTTAAAGTATACAAACTAATTATGGATAGTAGGTACAACCCACTGTCACGCATACCAGACAACAACACACGGCATATGGTAATGCAGGTGTTAGCATGGATGTGGTGTATTATCTTTGGTATGTCTGTCGGGTCTGTCACTGTCTTTGGTGTCAGTGCCGTAGCACACGCACTGCTGATAGCTGGTGTGTTTATTACTACAGGTGTATTTGAAACAGCCAGACGTAGGCCACAGTATTTTGGTGGTCTGGGTAGAGGCAGAGGAGGTGAACATGATTGAACAAGACCGCAAGAAACTACTGAAAGTAATCAACCTGCTAAAAGACATCGGCATGACCACCGATGACAAATGCCCTATCACATACAACCAAGTGTGTGAATTGCAGGATGCTGAATATGTATTGCGTGGGATTGGTGTATTCGCCAAGCCTAAATGCAAAGAACATGGACAGCAGATGTATTGGGCAGACTATGAGTACGCCGAAGATGTAAGGGGGGATGACGATGAGTAACACTATGCGAGAACACAGAATCATGGCTAGTTCACCTGACCTGCTGGAAGGTAGAGTAGAGGACTACATGGATATGTATAACCCATTGGGTTACATGACTAGAATGGTAAAGCCACCATACTTCAATGAAGAACTGAATGTGTGGATGGCTGTAATAGAAAGGCTGGACAGTTGTGATTGACACAGCTTATCTTATATGATATAACTGCATCTTACACAAACAAAAGGAGAATAGATATGCCATTAGAATACATCCCTGAGAACCTTGACTTCAAGGTAGACTTTGAACCAACAAGAGTTAGTGACAAGAAGTATGTCATCAATCGTAGCACTGCTGAACCTATCGCCATCGTTGGCAAGGACTTCACCTGTGCATCACATGGTGACTTCTTCCGTAGTGTCATGGACACAGTGACAGAGAACCTTACCTCACATGAGGTGGATGGTGCTAACATTGCATGGCGTGATGCTCATCACAATGGCTGGGCTATGATGGACATGACCCTGCCTAATGTGAAAGCTAAGATTACTACCCCGAAGCATGAGACTGAGGTAGCACAGCGCATCATTGCATTGCATGGTGTGGATGGTACGTGTTCAAACACTGTGCTGTTCGGTGCTATCGACTTCTTCTGTACCAATGGGCAGATACGTGGGGAGCATGACAAGGTACGCCGTAAGAATACCAGTGGCTTTGACCTTGACACATTCATTGGTCAGCTTAACCGTAGCAAGCAGGACTTCTATGCACAGTCAGAACGCTTGCAGGGCTGGGCTAACAAGCCTCTAGTGTACACAAATGTACGTGACATGCTTCACTCTCTGCTCAAGTCAGAGAAGGTAGGTGACAAGATGCTTGGGCTGTATGCTCAAGAAGCTAACGTCCGTGGTCACAATGCTTGGGCTTTGTACTCTGCGTTCACTAACTACTCAAGCTATGCTGATGACCGCAATGGTTTCAAGCTACGTAACACTGGCGGTGATACTGAGGCAGTGAATATGTTTCAGCGTGAAGCAAAGGTAGCACAGTGGATTGAAAGCAAGCAGTTCAAGGAGTTGTTAGCGGCATGATGAAGACAGTTCAGCAACTCGTTGACAAGTACTATACATCTAACGATTACAATATGTTACGTGATAGAACTAAACAAGACTATCAATACTTCTTGCGTGTAATGTGTAAGGAATTTGGTGATGTAAAGTATGATGAGTTGACAAGTAAGCAAGCCAAACACGCTTACGAAGAGTGGGTTGCGCGGGGCATTAGCCTCGCCAATCACACCTGTACTGTCTCATCTATTGTGTATCGCTATGCTATTGAGATGGAGTATGCAACAGTCAATCCATTTGCCAGTGTCAAGCGTAAGACAGCACCTCAACGTAAAGTTGTGTGGACTGAGGACAATGTACGTCAATTCCTTGACACTGCATACAGTGACTTTCAGTGGCGTAGTCTTGGCTTGATTGTACACATGGCATACGAATGGTGTCAGCGACTAGGTGACATGCGATTACTGACATGGGATAACCTTGACCTGCATGAGAAGAAGCTGTACTTGGAACAGTCGAAGCGCAGGGCAACAGTTACACTACCCATTGACGATGACTTGCTGTCTATGCTGACGCAACAAGAGGCTGACTTTGGATTCCAAACCTACGTAGTGCCACGTACAAGCCCCGTACAGGGCGAGTACCACCCATACAGTATGGAGAGGCTATCCAAAGCTGGTCGGGCTGTCATGCGCGAAGCTGGGCTGTCTGATGAACTACGACTGTCTGACTTACGAAGGACTGGTACGACACAGATGGTCGAAGCTGGTGTACCTATGGGACAAATCATGTCGGTAACAGGACACACTAACCCACAGTCAGTTAAACCTTACATGAAGAATACGTATGCCTCTGCAAATAATGCGTTGACAACTCGTAAATCTCATGGTAAAAGCACTTAACTGCCACACAGAAAGAGATATAGTTATGAACATATATAACATAGTAAGTGATTTAGATATACCTAATGGACACACGCACAGGATGAACTGCCCATCATGTAATGGGACAAAGACATTCACTGTAACCAACAACATGGGTAAACTTATCTGGAACTGTTACAAGGTATCTTGTGGTGTGTCAGGTGGTACTCGTGTCCATCTTACAGTAGATGATATACGCCGTGGCTTCACAGGTGCAGAAGACTTTGCAGATGAGAAGTTTGAACTGCCTACCTACATCGTACCGCACCGTAACAAACGTGCAGTAGTCAAGTGGTGTGCTGAGTGGGGTATCCACGAGGATGAGCATGGCTTGATGTATGATGTCAAGGAAGACCGTGTGGTATTCCCTGTTGTACATGATGGCAAGCTGGTTGACGCAACTGGTAGGTCATTGAGTAAGCGAATACCTAAGTGGAAAAGATATGGAAATAGTGGCTTGCCTTATGTCTCTGGACATGGTAAAGTCGCAGTAGTTGTTGAGGACTGTGTGAGTGCAACCGTTGTTGGTTACGGTTCCTTTGTCGGGGTTGCGCTTCTTGGAACATCGTTGCAAGAGTCGCATAAAAGGTATCTCTCACAGTTCTCAACGGCAATCATAGCGTTAGACCCCGATGCTCTACCTAAGACGCTACACATGATGAAGGAACTACGAGGACACGTTTCGGATGTTCGCGTATTGAGGTTGGTGGATGATATAAAGTATAGAAACCCGACAGACATGGAGAAGCTAGATGCTCTCCGCAGACAGATAGGAGAATAACCACATGGAACTTACATTGATAAGAAGCCTAATGGATAAGGAGTTCTACGATGACCATCGTGGTTCGCGCTGTCCTACACGCTTGTTCAGCAAGGACGTGCGTAAGATTAAAGAGTCTATTGATACGGCTATGGATAGGTATGAACGTACTGTGACACCTGATGAGATAGAGGCATTGTTTATGTCGAACAACCCGACACTCACCACTGCACAGAAGCAAGCCTATACATCTCTGTTCAATACCATCAAGCGTGAGCAACCTATGGGTGGTGACGTAGCACAAGAGGTGCTGTCCAAACTATTCCAGCAGGTTATCGGTGAGGACGTAGCCAATATCGGATTCGATATGGTCAACGGTTCTGCCGCTACACTTGAAGCACTACGCAATCTACTTGAGCAGTATGGTGATGACTTCACTCCTAATCTGAAGATTGAGTGGGATGACATCAGCATTGAGACATTGATGGCAAAGGCTGAACTAGAAGCCAAGTGGTCATTTAATATACCTAGCGTAACACGTAAGGTTGAGGGTGTCAGTGGTGGTCAGTTGATTGAGGTAGGCGCACGGCCTAACACTGGCAAGACTTCCTTCCATGCCAGCTTGATAGCCGCGCCGGGTGGGTTCGCATCACAGGGTGCTAAGTGTGTCATCCTATGTAATGAGGAACCTACCCACCGTGTTGGTGCTAGATACTTGACAGCCGCCGCAGGTATGTCAGCCCGTGATGTTAAGGCTAACATGCAAATGGCTAGGTCATTATACGAACCAGTGATGAGCAACATCAGAATAAAAGAAGCTGGTGGTCGTGACATGAATTGGGTTGAGTCTGTATGCAAGTCATACAAGCCTGACATACTTGTGCTTGACATGGGTGATAAGTTCCAGACTGCTGGTAGCTTCTCTCGTCCTGACGAAGCACTCAAGGCTTGCGCTATTCATGCTAGACAGATAGCCAAGACGTATGACTGTGCTGTATTCTATATGTCTCAGCTATCAGCAGAGGCAGAAGGACGGTCACAACTTAATCAGTCTATGATGGAAGGCTCACGTACTGGTAAGGCGGCAGAGGCTGACCTTATGATACTGATTGGTAAGTCACCTACAGTTGAAGGACAGGAAGAAGATAGCCCACTACGTCACATGAACATCGTGAAGAACAAGCTGAATGGCTGGCACGGTATGGTGAACTGTGAATTGGACTATCTGACAGCGAGGTACGAAGGATGAAGCTAACACTTGATGTAGAGAACACTGTCACCAAGCGTGGTGGTAAGATGCACCTTGACCCCTTTGAGCCAGAGAACTCACTGACTATGGTGGGTATGCTGACTGACCAAGGTGTTGAACGTATCGTTACCTTTGACCACAGTGAGGTAGATGCAGATGAGTATGGACACGTATTGGTACAAGAGTTTCTTGATGCCACTACAGTTCTCATCATGCACAATGCGGCACACGACTTGCTATGGCTATGGGAGTCAGGCTTCACATATGATGGCCCTGTGTTTGACACTATGCTTGCAGAGTATGTGCTACAGCGTGGTATCAAAGAGCCGCTATCACTTGAGGCTTGTGCTGAACGCTATGAGTTGGATACTAAGAAGCAGGACACACTCAAGGAGTACTTCAAGAAGGGTTACTCTACTCGTGATATACCGCACGATGAGTTGTCTGAGTATCTATCTGCTGACCTACATGCTACACAGCAACTGTCTGACAAGCTAGTGTATCGCCTTAACACAGAGGCAGATGCAAGGCTCATGCCTACAGTGACACTCACTAATGACGTAGCTGTATGTCTGTCACGTATCTATCAGCGTGGATTTAGTGTTGACGTTGCCAAGCTGGATGAGGTGCGTCAAGAGTTTGAACAGGAGAAGCGTCATCTTATTGACGACTTACAAGTTCATGTACGTAAGCTGATGGGTGATACACCTATCAACCTCAACAGCCCAGAGCAGTTGTCGTGGGTTATATACAGCCGTAAGATATTAGACAAGCCCTATTGGGGCAACGCTATTGACCCTTACATGGCAGACGCAGACTTCCGTAGCCTCATGGCTGGCGGTACAGAACGTGTGTACAAGACAACAGCAAAGCAGTGCCATGAGTGTAATGGTACAGGCCAGATAAGAAAGGTAAAGAAAGATGGAAGTCCATTCGCTAACACAAATAAATGTCCACGTTGTAGTGGGGCTGGTTATACTCTTATACCTAGTCAGCACTTGGCTGGACTAAAGTTCAAGCCACCGTCTGCTAAGTGGGCTAGTGCCAATGGCTTTAGTACCAGCAAGACTAACCTTGAGTTGCTTGAGTCGGTTGCTAAGTCTAAGGGTATGACAGATGCAGTTGACTTCTTGACTAAGGTACGTAGGTTGTCAGCCGTTGACACATACCTGTCATCATTCGTTGATGGCATTGCACTACACACCAAGCAAGATGGCAAGCTGCATGTCCGTCTGCTACAGCACCGCACTGCTACTGGCAGGTTCTCTGGTGCTGACCCTAACATGCAGAACATGCCGCGAGGTGGAACCTTCCCTGTTAAGAAGGTATTTGTATCACGGTTTGCTGGTGGTAAGGTAATGGAAGCTGACTTTGCACAGCTTGAGTTCCGCGCCGCCGCATTCCTATCACAAGATGGAGTTGCGATTAATGAAGTATCTACTGGATTTGATGTACATGCGTATACCGCTAAAGTTATTACCGATGCTGGTCAACCTACGAATCGCCAAGATGCGAAGGCGCACACGTTTGCACCACTCTACGGAGCAAGTGGATACGGACGGTCACAATCAGAGGCCGCATACTACAAGCACTTCAACGAGAAGTACAAGGGAGTCTCAGCTTGGCACTCCCGACTGGCTAAAGAAGCTGTAAACACTAGGCATATTACTACGCCATCAGGTAGGCAGTTCGCTTTTCCTGATGTTGTACGTAAGACTAATGGTACAGTATCATTCTTTACCCAGATAAAGAACTACCCTGTGCAATCATTTGCTACGGCAGACATAGTACCTGTTGCATTGCTACACATTGACGCATTGTTGAAGGACATGCGTAGCTGTGTAGTCAACTCAGTACATGACAGTATTGTTATTGACGTACACCCTGACGAAGAATCGCAGGTTATCAATGTCATCAACGCTACTAATGATGCACTACCTTCACTCATCACATCCCGATGGGGTGTGGTGTTCAATGTACCACTACTATTAGAAGCAAAAATAGGAAAGAATTGGCTTGACGTAGTGGATGTAACCTGATATAACTATGGAACTTAACTCAGAAAAGGAGATACAACATGACTGAACTTACAACAATTGATACTAACAACTACGCCGCCATGTCTAAAGCAATGGGCATTGCCCATGAAGGTGGCTCGACTAAGCAACAGACTAGCACACTGGCACGACTACGCATTCATCACACACCTATCATGGGTGAGGCAGAGGTGAATGGTAAGCGTGTCAACATGGAAGTGATTGAAGGTGGACACTACAAGCTGGAGATTCCAGATGGTCCTACCTACTACGCTAAAGACATCAAGGTGCGTCCATTCATGCAACGCTTCATGTACAAGAAGTTTGTCATGGCATCTGGTGCTACCCCTAATCGTTACGTCAAGACTGTGATGAGTGACAACATCAACATGGACTTGAAAGACAACGATGGTGGCTTCAACTGCGGTAAGCCTTCTGGTTGGATTGAAGACTACAAGTCATTGCCAGAAGCTACTAAGGAACTAATCAAGTCTGTCAAGCGAGTACGTGTAGTACTAGGTACGGTTGATTTGATTGAGCCTGTAGATGCAAGTGGTAACTCTGTAGAAGTACAGACTACACCATTCATCTGGGAGATTGATAATCGTGATGCCTTCAAAGAAGTAGGCTCATGCTTTAGCAAGCTGGCTAAGATGAAGCGTCTTCCTGTACAACACATGATTTCTGCACAGACAGAAGAACGTAAGCTACCTAATGGTAGTAGCTTCTATCTACCTGTAGTTAGTCTGGACATTACTAAGACAGTCGAACTGTCACAGGATGACCAGAACAGGTTCGCTGACTTCATGGCATGGATTGAGAACTACAATACATACATCATCAATACCTACGCAGAGAAGGCTGTCAGCAGACACGACAACGACTTGGATGACGTGGATGTTGATGGTATTGTTGACATCGAAGTTGAAGAAGAGGTAGCATAATGAAACACCCTGCTGAACTGGCGTTACATCAGTACATGACTGATGCTATTAATGGTAGTAGCACTATGTCAGAGGATGCAATCAAGCAAGTTGCTGATGATGTATCTGATGCACTGAAGCGTCAGTTCGGTGGGGGTAAGGCACGGGGTGACTTCCGGTTACGTATGTCTAATGTTGGCAGACCTAACTGCCAGCTATGGTATGACAAGAACAAACCAGAAGTTGCCCTGCCTTTCCCTACCACGTTTATGATGAACATGATGCTTGGAGACATCGTTGAAGCTGTCTTCAAGGGCTTGCTAAAGTCTGCTGGTGTGCAGTACGAAGATGCAAGCAAGGTTACACTAGAGTTGAAAGACGATAAGATAAATGGTGAGTACGACATAGTAATTGACGGTGCAGTAGATGACGTTAAGTCCGCATCTAACTGGTCATATCAGAACAAGTTTGAATCTTATGATACACTAGCATCAGGAGATGGCTTTGGTTACGTAGCACAGCTTGCTGGTTACGCCAAGGCCGCTGGCAAAAAGGTTGGTGGATGGTGGGTAGTGAACAAAGCTAACGGCGAGTTCAAGTACGTACCAGCTACAGGCTTAGACCTAGATGCAGAGGTTGATAAGATACAGGCAACGGCAGATACATTGAAAGAGAACAAGTTTGAACGATGCTTTGAACCAGTACCTGAGACATTCAGGGGTAAGGAGACAGGCAACAAGGTACTCAACGATGGCTGTAGGTTCTGTAATTACCGCTTTGATTGCTGGGATACTCTGACTGAACTACCAGCAGTAATGTCCAAAGCTAAGTCACCTCCGACTGTATCATACATAGGAGATGTAGTTGCACCATAAGGCATGGAGAACCGCACGTAAGTATGGGTATCGTAGTGGGCTAGAGTTGACTATTGCAGAGAGATTGAAGGCAGATAAGGTATCATTCAGATACGAAGCTGTTAAGATTGAATGGCAAGACCTAGCCTACCGTACCTATACACCTGACATAATACTTGACAATGGTATTATCATTGAAGTAAAAGGCAGGTTCATGGCGGCAGACAGACGCAAGCATCTTGAAGTTAAGAAGCAACATCCTAACTTAGATATACGGTTTGTGTTTGAGAACAGCCGTAGTAAGATACGTAAGGGGGCAAAGTCATCCTATGGTGATTGGTGTACTAAGAATGGATTCAGATACTATGACCGAATCATTCCAGAGGACTGGCTCAAAGAGAAAGGAAAGGATAAACACCCTGACTTTATAAGTCACCCAAACTCAACAGTGAAGAGGAGAACCAAGAAATGAACAAAGAAGATATGATGGAGAAGATACAAGACGAAGACTTTATAATACGAGTGAGACCTTTTGCTGATGACGATGGTACGTGGAGTGGAGAGATAGACATCTCAATCATGGCGTTCCCTGACAATCCTATGGACGATGATGGTTACAATCAAATCATGCACTTCTGCAAGATGATATGTGCGACTGTACCTATCATGGAACAAGAAGAAAGCATACGTAAATTAGTACATGAATATGTTGAAACTATGATTGACAACGAGATAGATATTGATGTAGAACTAGAGGAAGAATGTAAGGTCGAGAAAGAGTATGATGGCAATGTAGTCCATCTTAACTTCACAACTAAGACAGGGGGTTCAGCATGAGACATGAGACATACATGAAACAGATGATGGAAGATGAAGCAGAGCAAGCTGGCAAGGAAGCCTATGGTGGTGTGGATATGGTGAATAGTCCACCACACTACAACCAGACAGGCATTGAGTGCATACATGCTATCTCTGCCGCTACTGGTGATGGGTTCAAGCATTACCTGCAAGGTAACATACTCAAGTATCTCTGGCGGTTTGACTACAAAGAGAAGCCAGTAGAAGACTTAGAGAAAGCCAAGTGGTACTTGGATAAGTTGATTGAAGAGGTAATGGCAGATGGTAAGAGTTAAAGCGTTCATTACTATTGACATTGATGAAGAAGAGTACCCCATCCCTGCCGATGGTAAGGTGGGGGAAGAGATAGAGGATGGCATACGTGAATACTTCTATGACGTAGACGGTGCTGATATTAGAACAATACGAACTATAACGGAGTGAGAGATATGAAAAGCAATTACCTACCAACAGACTATCAAAACTTCATCGCGCTATCACGGTATGCCCGATGGAAAGAAGATGAACAACGCCGTGAGACATGGG